AAGCTACTGGTTTATTAGCATCTTTAAAATAATAAGTGTAGTAGTTATACCACATGTCATTGATTAAATTGCCGTTATCATCATGGAATACAATGTTAACAGGTTGGTATTGAATCTTAGTTTGTACTAAGCGTTTTCTGTTGTACTGATTAAGTGTAGTTGTATTGATTGAATATTTTGGTAAATCAATTGTTTTAACTGCTAAGCCAAAGTTAGCACCCTGCGATATACCTTTAGAGTATACTGCAGGGTTGATTTCAAAATATACGTGAAATAAAAACTTAAATTTAGGAGCGTACTGGTAAGAGTTAGTCCTAAATGTTTTTGCGGCATGAGTGTAATCTCTTACATAATCGTTGCCGAAGAAACCTGCGGCAGCATCAGTTAAGAGATTCTGAAAAAATCCACTCATTGCAAAACCTTAACTATTAACCTTGACCAGAACCGATACCAGTTACTACTGAACCACCTAAGATACGACCGATGTTTGTACCAACACCTGCTGTCAATGGTGACTGAACTGCGTTATCAAATCTGATTGTCATAGCAATCTGTACTACTTCGTTTGTACCGTAGTTTAAGTTGTTGTAGTTTGCTTGTTGCAAGAAGCAACCATAGCATTCCCAAGTTTCTAATACTACTGGTGCGGCTGTACCATTACCACCGTCTAAGATTTCAATGTTTGTTTGGAACTTATAATCTTGACCTGTTGCGGCTGATGCTTGCTCAACAAAGTCTAATTGTTTCTGTAATTGCTGTCCAACTAACTTAGATACTTGACCTTGTGCGTCATCTCTGACGTTAACTGTTAATGCTTGCCACTCATGACGACCAGCAAGATACAATGTTGAATTGTAAACTGGTATTGTGATTTCACCGAAACTAACTTGTGGACGAGTAATATCTACAACTTGTTTAGTTAATTCAATAGTTTGGCCAACACCGAAATTCAGAAAGTTAACTCTGAAACGATATTGTAATTTGGGCATCAACAAGCCTTGGTTTCCACCTGCGTTGTCTGACGCTACGGTCATGTTGAACAATGATTGTGAGGCTGTTGCCATTTTTTAATCTCCTGTATACTTATTTATCTTTAATGTTGATACCCCCGAAGGGGTATCATTTTACACTGTGCCTGATATCTCACCTGTGTTTAGAACACGAACTGGGATGTAGATGAATTCAACAGCTTTCACTGGTTCAATCGCAACATCGACCCATAATTCGTTTCTATCTATTCTTGCCGGTGTGTTGTTACTGTCGTCACAAACAACCAAGTAATCATAGATACCACGTTTAGCTACTAGATCGACCATCAATGTCTGTACTACGCCTGCAATTTCATTACGAGTTAATGCATCGTTAGGTTCAAATACGAACGGTCTAGCTGCCAATGTCAATTGACGGCGTACATAGTTAACCAATCGTGCAACGTTGATTCTATCTAGTGCGCTTTGTGAATTGAAACTATTCTTATTACCATAGTTTAGCAAGCCAACACCAGTGAAGAATACCATTGGGTTGATTTGGTTAGTATATAGTACATCACGGATACCTAAGCGTGTCTTAATTGGCTGAAACTCGCCTGTAGTACGGTCTAAGTAACCAATGTTCAATGCATTGTCAATGTTACCGCGACGTGTACCAGCTGGAGCTAACCAAGGATAAGCCACTGTATCGTTACGCAAGAATGTGCGCAACATCATATGTGATGCTGGAACAACAACTTCGTTACCTGACAAGTCATTTGTAATTCCACTTGGATAGAATAGACCCAAGTATGTATTACGTGTAACTAAACCGTCTTCACCTGTGCTTGAAGCACCTGCGTCATTGTTAGCCCAAGCTTGAATGTCAGTAGCACTATCAGATAATCCTAATGGAGTATCACCAATAATGTATGCTGTCTCACCTCTATCGTTGTTTAACACAACCATGTTAGGTTGTAGTTCAGGATAGTTAGGAGTAGCTATCAAGTTGAAGTAATTATCTTCATCACGGATGCTTGTGTTTGTATCAATTGCTGAACGCAATGCTTGTACAACCATAGCACGTTGAGCATTACGACCCATGTATGCTACACCTTTAGAATCATTACCACTTACTGATACCCATGCATTTGTTTCTGTAGGCAATGTCTCGTCTGGGAAACTTGTTGCATTAAAGTAGTTAACACGGAATTGTTTAACATTGTAACCTGAACGGCGTGTGTTGAATAACAACATACCCTGTGGATATAATGTAGCAACTGGTGCATCTAAATCTAAGTAACTGCTTGATAGCAATGACTTGATTGTTGGAATCGGATCATCTGCTGGATTTGTTGTACCATTTGTTGCCCAACGAGCATCAGCAAACAATACACCATTCTGACTTACTTGGTCAGTTGTATCTACAAGAACCCACTGATCTACACCGCTAACTTCTTGCCAACGATAGATGATAGGGTAAACTTCTAAATCACTTGTATCAATCCATAAATCACCATATGTTAGTGCAGTACCATCACTTTGTGTTGTTGGTGCTGTGGCTGCAATGATAGGACCATTTGGATCAGTTGTATTTGAACCAGATGTTGCTGGATGACCATTTGTGTCGTATGGAGTCTGGCGATAACCAACCCATGCACCGTTCTTTTGAACCATGATATCGACTTGGTCAACTACACTGTAGAACCAGTTTGTGTTATTAGCAGGATCAACTACTGGAGAACCTTCGTTACTTGTGTATGTGAATTCTACCCAGTTACTTAATAATGTAGGGAATACATTAACTGCTGTACCTGATACATATGATACACCTGTTACAACACCGCCACCTGAGATATCAGTAACTTTTAATACTAAGTTTGAACCACCTGACAAATATGTTGCGCCATTAATTGTAAGTGTGTCACCTACAGCATACCCTGTACCGCCTGCAAATATACCGTTACCGTTAGTAAAGTAAGCGCCATATATAGCATAGATATTGAATTCAGCACCAGTACCACCGCCACCTGTACAAGGCAATTCAGCCCATGAATACAACTTAGCGGCACCATATTTTGCACCAGTAGTTGTACCAATTACAAATCCGGCTGCTTCTACTACACCATTAGATTCTTCTTCAACAACATCTGATAATTGAATTACGCCGCCCTCAGTATGAGTTAATACAAGCGCACCGTCTGATGAAATACTAGCTTGTGTATAAGGAATGTTTGCGGCAGACCATGCTGTTACAAAATCAGTAAATGTTGCTTCGTCAGGAATAGTTACTGTATATGTACTTGACAAACTAGCACTACCCGGAACACTGATGTTAACATACAAATCGTAAGGACCTGATCCCTCACAAGTACTACTATCAAAAATGACGGTTTCATCATCTTCTTGTACTACATCACCTGTTACAACTGTTGCACCAGTAGCAATTCTTTCCCACATATAATATGGGGCTGTTGCTAAATTACCAGTAAAGTTATATTGACCATAGATTGTACCTGCTGGGATTAATTGACCACCAGTTGAATCTAAGGCTGCAAGTGCTGCCCAATCTGAATTATATTGACTTACAGATTGTGCTGTCCATGCTGAAGTTGCGGCATTGTATTTTGATAGTGTTGGATATAAACCGCCACCTGCAGTACCTATCTTAATCCATACAGAACCACTTGGTCTTGGATAAGTTTGTGAGCTAGACCACAATGGCATTTGAGCACTTGTTCCGTATGCAACTGTTGGTTGATAGTATACACCTTCTTCAATACCTAAATCTGCTAACACAGTACCTGTACCAGCAGTGATTTCAAAATTAGCTACGGCGCTACCAGAAACAATTTGATTAGAGAAAAGTTCTAATTTACCAGTTGCACTACTTGCAGTTATTACACCGTAACCAAATGCGTTAATTGCGGCTGCAACTCCTGCAACTGTATTATTACTTGACGCTGGAACTTGGACATTGATATCATAATAACCAGTAACTGAAATAGTGAATGAATCAAATGCTGTTAATGATGTAGGTGAGTCTGTTCCTACTACAGTAGGAATGCTACTACGCCATGCACCACCGCCAACGTTAACCCAAGTGTTGTCACTTGTCTTGTAGAAGAATGTTTTACCTGAACTGTCTGTAGGTGATGTTGTTGATTCAAGCGCATTGATTGCGTAATCACCAATACTACCGATACTGTCATTAGGTATACCTGCTGTTAACTGTGCAGTGTCAGTAATAACGATAGGAGTTTGAACTTCAAATGCACCTGTTGTTGCATTGAATTCATAGATACCCCAGGTAGATGTAGCTGAGTCTAACCAATATGTACCATTAGCTGGAGCTCCTACTGGACGACCTGTCTGACCTACTAAGCTTGCTAAGTCAATATCAGCACGCAACACATAGCAACGATTTGTTACACCTAATGTTGAATATGCGGCTAACAAGCCGTATTCATTAAGTTCGTAACCTTGAATAGGAGTACCAGTAGTCGTTGTATAGAAGAATGGAACACCATACAAGTTTACTAAGTCTCGTTGACTTGTTACTTGATATAGTTTATTTGCGTTAGCAGCCGTAGTAGCCGGTGCAACCCCTGTGCCACTCGCATTTGCTTTATTTTGAGCAGTTGCTAAGACAATTAGAGGAACTGAATTTGTTTGGGCTGGAAGATACTGACTTTGGTCTGTAATCGTTACTTCTACGCCTGGAGATGTTAATGCCATTTTGTTTTTTCCTTTATGTAAAATTATGAGGTTTACCACCTAAAATGCATAATAGTATTTAGTATATAGTTCAAAAAATGACCATTTAGTGTGCCTTCGAAGGTTATAAATACGACATGATAAGACCTATATGTAAATCATGCGGAAAGAATCAATGTGCCGTGAATTACATCCGTGAGGGTGTTACCCACTACCGTAGCGGGTGTGATGAATGCGGTCGGAAAAAGAAAAAATTGAAGCCTAGAATGCCTAGATGGCAAGCTTCAGGGTACAAGAAAAAACCCACATGTGACTTATGTGGGTTTAAAAGTTTACTATCAAGTCAAATCACAGTCTTTCACATTGACGGCAATTTAGATAATTGCAAAATGACTAATTTACGCAGTGTATGTCTAAACTGCGTAGAAGTTATTAAGAAGAAAGAAGTGACTTGGCGAAGAGGCGATTTAGAAGTTGATAACTGAATTTACTTGTTTATGTAAATCATCAATGGTTCCGTTATTGTCAATATAATGGTCATAGTCTAATCCTACGCTAGAATACTCACTTGCATGAACTCTATGCCTATCTAGTTTAGCTTTGCTCAAAGACCAACTCATATTGCCGTGCTCACCTTTATTATAGCTAACTGCGGCATCATACCATTCAGGTGGCTGACCCCTGGACACTCGCATAGTTATTCCACC